ATTCGCTCCAAGGCCCTGCGCGGCAAGACGTGCATCTTGCGACCTTTCAAGCCGCTGGAACTGCGGGTCAAGACGGCGGGTCTGACTGGCATAAACCGAATCCTCAAACCGTTGGCGGTCGAAATCTGGCGCGTTAAAGCCTTGCAGTTGCGGCAAGCCTTCGGTGTTCAGGCCTTGCCCAAGCGCCTCATTTACGCGGCCAATCTGCTGGCCAGCCGTGTCGAGGGCGCTGCCGTAAACGCCGGTCGAGCGTTCGTAGTTCTGCTGTTCAAGCGGGCTAAGTGCTGTCTCTTGACGATAGCCACCGGGCGCAGACGGGTCAGCGATATAACGCACGGTCCCTTGCGGGCCGGACGTATTGACCATGTTTAGCCGCTGCTGCTCACGCGCGGTCGCGGTGTTTGCCGCGCTTTGAGCGTTGGCAAGCTGAACAGGGTCAGGAGCCGCTGGGGGCCGAGGCTTGCTCACTTACACGGTCCTTATTGAAACGGTGGACACGCCACTCGCTTTCGAGGAGACCGGATATGATGCAATCATCGTCACCATAACCACGCCGGATAGTCCCCTCATGTTTGAAACCAAACTTTGAGAGAAACTGGCGAGCAGGACGCAAACGCTTTGGCGTCAGGCTGGTGATTCTCGCCGCTCCAAGTTGCTGGAACGGATAACGCAAGATACCCGTGACAAGGCGAGGCGTCAACCAATCCGACCGACTAGCGGCAAAGCTAACCTCAATGTTGCGATATTGGGGCTGATATTGGTTAAAAACCACGCCGCCAATGAGATTGTCGTGCTTATCGACCACCCCGATAGCCTCGCATGGTCCCCAGTCCAGTCCATGCCCAATCTGGTCCGCTACCCATTGAGCGACTAGCGGGGAGAACGGGCCGGAAACTAGCCTCAAAGCTGCCCGCCCGTTTGGTTTTCGTATTTCAGATTGAACGCAATAATCTCACATGGCGCGTTGTTGTTTCGTGCTGCTCGCGCGGCAATGATGCCGTCTGCCTCATAAGCCAGCACAGTGTCAGCATCTTCTGCCAGATCAATATACAGCACCGCAGTCGGTGCCACGCGCATCCGCACCGCACCGCAATAACCAATGCCCGTCACGCTAGTCCAACTGTCACGGGTTTGAACGCTAGGCGACCACACAGCGGCATCCCATAACCCGGTGTCCCAACGCCCCCCCGTTGTCGTAATTGTAGTCGGCACAGCCGTGGGGATTTTTTCTTTAAAGTCGGTAACAATCTCCACTGCCGGAGCAAGGTCCGAACCAATCCGCAAAACGGGTTGAAGCATCTCAAACTTCTTCAGGCTCCCGCGTGAACCGAAATAGTTAAAGGCCGTCTTGATGTCGCCAACGATGCCATTCGTGTTGTCAGCGTAACCCGTATCCCAAAGACAAACTGAATCAGCCGCGCCAAAATACATTTGATCGTTAGCTACTGCCCAACAGAACGCATTAATCCCGGTAAACCGGCACCATGCGCCTGTCTGGACGTTCTGCACATATTGCTCCGACCGCGTGAGATTGGCAGTCGGGACGTTAAAGATTGCTAGCGTCCCCTTTGGATACAGCGCCCCTTCCCAGCCAAAATTACCGCGATAAAGGGTCGTCGATTGTTGAAATGCGTTCTGGATTTTCTGCGTCAGCGCCACAAGGTTCTCTTGCGCGCGGTCCAGTTTCAGCGCCTGCGACAGCGGGACGACACCATTAGTCGTCAGCACTACCAGATCAGAACCGTATTTAATGAGCGACCGGCGAGACAACGGCAGGCCGATGTCATAGACGCCAACCAATGCCCAGTTGTTGGCGTCTGAGGGGTCAAGGCCCTGATACACCGCTACTTGCCCTTGAGTCGTGACAAACACCGCCAAATCGTCAGCACCAGAACCACCATCAAGCGACCAAGTGGCTTGGCAAAGGATTGAGCCGCCCTTGTCAAAAATCGGGCCGAGGTCGAGAAGGTTAGCCGTGCCTTGAATGGCAAACGGCTCAAGGAACCACACCCGCAAAGAATTCTCTTGCACAAAGAACAAGCGGCCCTTGTGGTCCATAACGTCAACCAACGTGCGCGGGTCTAGGGTAATCACACCTGCCGTGCCGGTGATGACCGTAGAGGCAAACGCAGAGCCGTCGTAATAGATCGGGTCAACAGAACCGTTGGCGGCGATTAGGAACGTCCCAGCGTCATTGGCAAAGTTAATCCATTGCCAACGCGCATTGCCAGCGCCGGAAAACACTTCAACCGGCGCTTCGTTTTGATTGCTCACGTCATAGAGCGAGCCGCCCGCCGCTGCAAAAATGTCGTCCGGCAGAATTTGCGTCCCGCCACGCCAAACCAGCAACGATTCAGTCGGCAGAGGCAGCCCCTCCTGCCAAGGCACAAACCCTTTACGCAATTCCACATAGCCAGCGCGGGGAATGAAGTTGTCCAGAATGACCGCGTTTTCCGGCGGCATATTAGCCAGCGGAGATTGTGCATCCCACCCACCAACGGGAGCCGGAACCGCGCGCCCGATAGATACCCGCTGCTGAGACGCTGCCCGCAAAGGCTGGCGACCGTATCGCTGTGCTGGTTGCCGCATCAGTTAAAAGCCCCGGCTCCCGCCTCTTGTTTCGTCCTTGCCAGAGCCTCCATCACTGGCACACCCGTTTGAATCAATGCATAGGACAACGCCAGCCATGTATCCACCACGCCCTTGTAAGACGCGAGGTCCATGCCATACCGTTCCCATGCGGGAAGATGCATCATAGCGCCACCCACGACCCCGAACGGTTCTGATAGCCTTGCGAGCCGATATAGAACAACCGACCATCGGGGCTGTCCGCAACATCTGGCAACGCCGAACCATAGCCCGGCGCATAGGCCGACAGTAGCGCATTAATCTTTTTGCGCTGCGTCTCTTGGTTTTTGGTGTCAGCGATGGTGACGAACAAAATCATCCGGGAAACCCGCCCTCTTGGATGTTTGTTGACCAGCCGTAATAATTGCCGCCCGTGCTATCAATCACGGTATTCCCGCCGTCTCGGGCCATGCGCTGATTACGCTCGCCTTGATAGGTGCGGAAATCCTCCGCATAATCCAGACCCTTAGACTTCAAGAAACGCCAGCGGAGGCCAAGCGGAAACAGCTTGTCATCCAGATACGTCAGGTCAGTATCAGCAAGGAACGACGATTGCGCCGAACCAGCAGCCGACTTGGCCCAGTTTGTCGTGATATACTCATAAGCAATCGTCTCCCCGGCGGCGGGCGTCGGCGTCACCAGAAACTGACCGTCCCGCTCAATGAACGCCAAAAACACGCGATTGAGCTGAGGCTGCGCTTGGATAGCCTGCCACTCTTGCGGAGTAATAGGCCCGTAAATGTAACGCATCGTCGTTCTGTTAAAGAACGAGTTGGCAATGAAATGGTCCAGATCAGACGGGATTGCACTCGATTGAACCGCGCTAGCCACCGTATTGAACAAGTGTTGCCGACGCATCACTTGCCAATCGTATGTCCCCGACAGTTCGTCGCCTTCTTCATTGGCTAGGGCGTAAAGCTGCTGAACCTGAGCATCAGTCGAGTTCACCACTTCCGTAGGAACTGGAATCGACAAAAGACGGCAGGCCCTTTGGACGATCTGCAATAACGTCATAGCCATCAGATATGCTTCCAAGTTAGGCGATTCCGAATCCGGTAAATCGCTTGCGGCGTTACGCCGTGAACAAGAGCCTCATCCGTAAGCGTCCTGTGGCTTGCCCGAACCGCCAACACATCGGCCTCCGACAGTTTAGCCCCAGCGTGCACCTCGCCGCGCAACACGCAATGCGGCTTCGTTTTAGACCCGTGCGTTTCACCTTTGGCGGGGTTGTTCCGGCTTGGCTGAACCCACCGGCCCTTGCGGAACATATCAGCCGTGTTTTCTTTTGGCGTCCCAAGGAACAAATGGTCGGGGTTGACGCAGGTTTTTACGTCACACTTGTGGCAGACGCTCATTCCCTTTGCCGGAGCCGTTTTGTTAGCCGTCGCCCATGCTATCCGGTGCGCTGAATCTTGCTTCCTGTCACCTTTTGCCGCCGACGCACAAAACACGCCGTAGCCGGATTTGCTTACGCCGCCACCCCACAGCCAACACCCAGTGTTTGGCTCATGGTAAACGTAGGCGTTAAACCGCTGCGCCTGTTCGTCGCTCAGAAGGTTCATGGCCATTGGTTAGGCTTTCGCAGGACGCCCGCGCTTTTTAGGGGCGGGGATGGTTTCAGGAACCGCCACAACGTCCGTTTGGTCGTCGCTGACAGGCTGGGCTACACCGCCGGGACCATCCACCCCGTCGTGATCGAACGCCTCTAAAGGCGCACTGTTAAATGCGTCTTCAAGGTATCGGTCATACTCAAACGCATGGGCCTTTTTGTCGGCCTCCGTCGCTACACGCGGGCCAATCACCGACGCCGAGTCCGCCTGAAAACGAAACATGAGGAACTTACCTTCTTTGTAGAAGGTCGCCCCCGGCCTAAACATCACGTCACGTTCCAGATCGCTCATTCCGCTGCCTCTTTTGCTGCTTGGCTTTCAATGGCCAGCGCCAGTTTTTCCTCAAGCTCGCGGATGCGTTGCGTCATTTCCGCAAGCGGCTTTTCCGCGTCGGTCTGTTCAATAAACCGTTGCGCCTTTGCGCGAAGGGCATGACCGCCCATCGGAACGCATTTGGCCAACTGGCTATCAGACAAGCCCGCTAGCGCCTCTACAGTGCGGATATGAACGCTGTTAAGCTCCATGACCTGACTGCGGCCCACGCCCGCCCATTCCTCTAGCGGTGTCCCGCTTTCAGGGGCTTCCATGTTGGCCTTAAACGCCGCGTATTTGGTCGGCCACCGCTCGCGGTGTTCGTCCTTCACGGCAACGTCAACAATGTTCTTGTTATCGCCGGGAACGATAAGCTCGACATACTCCACGTCGGTCCAGACCTCGCGGCCTTCCTTTTCCGACAGAAAGTTGTTGCGAACCGGTTTGATATGGAAACGCGGAATAATCCGGTCCCGCCCATCTGGCGCTACATAATCCATCTATGTCCTCCGATACACAGTGTCATTGCCAATCCGCATCACGCGAGAATAACCGGGGATGTCGGCTTTCGGGCCTAGTCCTTTTTCTTCAAGCACGATTATAGGCGAAAACTTCTCGATTGTCGCTAGTGCGCCTTTAATGGCATCCGCCTCTGCGCCCTCGATGTCTAACCAGATCAAATCGCACTGGTCGAGACCCAATCTATCTATCGTCTGAACCGGGACAACCGTTCCCGGCAGGGTCTTGTGTGAACCGCAGTTGTCGGTGTCAATGCGGAGAATTCCGCACATCCCTGCCGTCGCGCCCAGAGCAGCGTAGTTCAAGATTACGTTCTCTAGGGCCACATTTTCTGCGAGGCAGTCGAAGTTGTCTGCGTCAGGCTCAAATGTGATGACGTGATCAAACACCTTCGCCAGAGCCAGCGGATAGACGCCAACATTTCCGCCCGCTTGGACGCAAACCCGCTTTTCCTTCACCAATGGCAAGACCACAGGCATTGCAGCGGCGCACTCACTTACCACCGCGTTACGGCACCGAACGTCAAAGTCAGGCCACCAGAGGCCTTCAATCTGTTTCACTTCGCAAAGCCTCTGTCGTTGTAAAGGTGCCGATTAGCGTCCACCGGATGATAAAAGTCAGGCTCGTCTAGCAGCAACAGCGCTCGGTGAGCGTCGGTCAACCGCTCTGGATACCATTTGAGCGTCGCCCACGCTTTGCGCCGCTCGTTTTCGTTCCGGTCATCGTATTGCTTGCTCATCGGCGCGTGTTCACAAAGATGCCGACGACTAGCAACCAAAACAGCCAAACGGCGAAAAGGCCAATAACGAGGGTCATGCAAGCAACCTTCCCATGTCGGGAATGAGGCCCTTCCCATGCGTGATGATCTTAACGCCACGGTCACGCAAATACAAAAACTGCTGCTGAAACTCCATCGCCTGCCTAATCATCCAGCGGGCGCAAGTGTATGTCTTGTCACCTAGCACAACCTCCATTGTCGGCTCGCCGTCATTCAGGCTTTGCGAATAGGCGTGGTGAGCGCCCTCGGCATACGAACTGTCGAAGCCGTAAAGGTGTATTTTCTTATAGCCCGAAAGCCACGCCAGATTGATTGCACGAAGCCCCACGGTCCCGCCTCCCGGCACTAGAACGCATGGTTTCTGATCAGGGCCTTCGTCAAACCACGGCTTAACGATGTCGAGCAGTTCTTCGCCAGACCCCATCGCGTTATGCCACAGAACAACATCATGCCCCGAAAGCGCATCAAACACGCACGGGTGAACCTGAGAGGCGAGAAAATAGCGCACGGACATTGGCGCATCCTCGACCATGTGTAGATTTTCTTCCCGCGCATCCAGCATGACATGAACGTCTGGGGTAACCGCCCGTTCCGTCAGATACCGAAGCGCATTGTTGACGCTGATAATCTTAGCGCCTCGTCTGCGATGGTCTTTGATGGCCTGCACACTGTCCGAAAGCGAGGGACCGCCGCCGACAATGACGCAAGCCTTGTCTTGCTCCCCAAAGCCCGAGAACCACGGCAAATCCCGCTGCACGTTGGCCCGCACATTGGCGTAGGCAAAGTCATGCGTGACGTTCATGCCCTTCAGTTCTGGCATGGCCGTATAACCGCCGACACGCCAAACGCCCGGCACCCACCCTTCCGTCACTTCATGCGGCTTGGGGTCGCCGTGGAATATCACCGCCTTCGCCGTCTCAGGTGGCCACGACACTGCATTCCGGTATGAGACGAACATATCAGGCGGGAACGTCTCCCATGCGCTGACTTGGCTAATCCATTCTTGGTCGCCGCCGTTGACTTGCCCAGCGGGCAAAAGGCCCGTGAGGCTTTCGGTGGGCCGGTCGATTACATCAGGCGTAAAGCGGTCCCAAATGTCCCGATGCTCGCCATGCAACCACCGCATCACGCTGCTGTTATAGGTTGGCCAATGCCAATCCCGGATAATGCCGTGCGGCAGTTCCTCAAGTCTGCCGGTTACGCATACGTCAAGGTCCATATACAGAACTTCGTCGCACCACTCCCACGGCATACGGCGCGAGAATAAATAAACCTTTTGCCACCAACCGGGCAGATCAGGATTGTGCGGAATAGCCGTGATGCCCTCTGGCAGTTCATTCGGCTTGTCAGTCACACACCAATGGCGCTGTTCTTCGTCCAGATGCCGGGCAATACCGTCATGCAGCTTCGTGACGTATTCAATCGGGTATTTGTCCCCGACCCGGACGCTGACAACGTTTATCATGCTACCTCCATAGCAAAATGGCCCCGAGGACGAACCCCGAGGCCATTAAGCTAACACCTAACCCCAGTGGAGGCTAGGGCAGGCGGAAGGTTTAGAGAGCGGTGCGCTTGGCCCAGAAATACTGACCAGCAGCAACGCCACCAGTCGTATTGGCGGTCCAACCAGCCGAACCAGCATCCGACGACGCAGAGCCGTTGACGCCAATCTTGATGGTTTCAGTCGAAGACAGAGCCTCCGAAGCCCGCGCATAGATGTGATTGCGGCCATCGTTGCCGTAAACACGAAGGTTGACGGCAAACGCAGGGGTCGAGGACTTGTCGTCCAAATCAATCCCCACGGTCGGGATGGTCGCAAAGACCGTAGCAGCAGTAGCAGCCATTTTAATGTCTCCTTTCTAGGAAGATCAGGTTTGGAACAGGACGCCCTGAAGGAAGGCGTTCGAGAGGGTCATGTTACCAGCCCACACAATCGGCTTCACCATTGCGTCTTGGTTGATCGAACGGACTTCTTCCAGCGGAACCATGTTGCGGTCCTTGTGAGGACGCCAATGGATATAGCCGGTGTTCAGCATATAGAGGTGATTGGCCGGGCAAGCCCCGCCGTAACCACCGTCGAACACAACGTCCGTTCCCTTATACTTCAGGGAGACATAACCGGCGTCCGCTTCGTTCGGGTTCGTGACGCGCTGGATGTCTTGCAGCGACGACTCGTAGAAGCCGAAGTAGTTGTCATCGCACAGAATCAGGTCAGGCTTGTCCGTGCCGCGCGAGCATTGACGATAGAGCTTGTTCATGAAGCGCGTGATGTTAGCCGCAGAAGCCGCCGAACCACCGTCTGCCGTGGCTTGGAACTTCTGGTTACGCCAGAAATTCCACGTTCCGCGATTGATGCCGCCGACAGTTCCGGTGGTGGGGTCATCAGCAACGAGGAGCTGAAGGCCACCAATCTGCTTTCCACCCGACGCGGTGCCGTTGGAATACAGGTCTTCGGCCACGCCGTTCTGCATGGTCTTCTCGGCGTTTTTAATGCGCGAGGAGAGCAGATCGATGATGGCGTCAACACCGGAGTTTTGCAGTTGCTCAAGACCGCTCATCGTCACGTTGACGGCGATTTGCTTCCAGTCAAACTCGGCAGCCGTAAACACGTCGCTGGGCGAAATGTTCAGGACTTCATAGCCCGAATAACGCTGGTAAGTGACGTTTTCAGCGTATTCCAGCTCTTGAACGATGGTGCGACCACCGGACACCGGCTTGATGGTGCCACGGCGCTGCATACGCGACAGAATCGCGTTGTTATTGGTAACGTTGTCGGCCAGCTTACCCGTGCGATTACGCAGGGTAGTGGTGACAATTTCCGAAAGATTCGGGGAAGTCATTTCTTATCTCCTAAGCCGACCCGGCGACTTCCTCAAAAGCCGCACGAATGTCGTCCTCAATGGTTCCATTGGACTTGGGAATCCGGCTTTGACCGGGAGACCCTGTGACACTAACCGCCGCCCGCTTGGCTTGCGCTACCTTCTCTTGCACTGGAACCGCCGGGGCCTGCACTGTTTGCAGGAACGGGCGAATATCCGGCCTCATCCAGCAAGCCATGTCGTATGCTTCCTTCAGGTCCGATGCCTTCCCGTTGTGCAAGAGGACCGCCATATCGTCGCGGACGTTCTCGAAATACAGGTTAGCTGGGTCGTTCTGGAAAGCTTCAATCTGGCTGACGATAGGCGCGGTTTGCGCCGTTTGGACTTGGCTTTGCAAGACTTGGAGTTGCTGCTTAAGGGCTGCAATCTCGGGGTGGCTGTCCGGTGCGGGCTGGGCCTGATAAGGCTGTCCCTGCGGCTGGGCCGATAGACTGGCAATGTTGACGCCATACGAACGGGCCAGAAACTCTAGACCCTGTTTCGGGTCTCGCTCCAACAAATCCTGCGCCGCAAGCAGCGTCTTGATTGCCGAAGCCTCATCCATCCCTTGAGCCGCCCAGAGAGCGCGGCGAGGGGCGATAAGTTGTTCCAGCGGCTCATACCGCTTCACTTCCTCAGACTTGCGGCGCAGTCCGTGATCGATTTCCTGCTCTCGCTTTGCAACAGCCTGTTGCACTTCCGGGGGCAGTTTATCAAACGTGGCCTTAGCCGCAGGCGACCATGAAGCCGGGGCGCGGATGGCGAGCTTTACAGCAGGGTCCGCGACTGCCTCCGAGGGCTGGTCAGGAGTATCTTGCACCGTTTCTTGTGCTTTGGCAATAAACTTGCCGTCAGGGCCTCTTTCGCGCCCGTCTGATGCCTTTTCGCCGTCGTCTTGAGGTGTTTCATCCTCAGTGGCGTCGGTTTCTGTCGCTACAACCGGTTC